CCACTCGACGCATCACGCTTCGGCACCGAGCCATAGGCCTGTTCCGTCACATAGCCGACTAACCCCGAGCCCCCATCAGGGTAGTTAACGTAGTAGATTCCAGTTCTACTGCCCTGAATGCCTGGTAGGAAGCCTCCAATGTACGCAATATTCCCGATGGCCGCTGCGCCCTCGCTGTGGAATTCACCAGGCGTGAACGTAGCCTCTACCGTGTTCGTATTCGGGTCGATGACCCACACAAAGGCGGAGTCTTCATCCGTCACATATAGCCGCGTGTTTAGAGTGCCCGCGCTATCAGGCCCAAGCGCAATCTCACTGGTCGCGCTGGCATTCGGAAGTGTGACAGCCGCGAGCGAAGATAAATCCACCGTGCTTAGTCGCTGGACCTGAGTCCCATCCGAAATCCATAAATCACCGAACGCAAGACAAGAGGACAGAGCCGCTGTGGTGCCGTCTGCAACCACTAGCGTCATCGTGCCCGGATCGACTTTTTGCGTACCCGTGCCGTCGAACATACCCCCCTGCGTGAACCAGATATATCCTCCGCCGTAGCGAATGAAACGTCCTTGCGCATTGTAGCTTGCAACCCGCGTGATCGTGCTTGGGGGCTGGCCAAGGCAGGCTACCGTACTGAACTTGGCAATTCCCTTTGGTGTCCCATTGCCGTAGCAGTAAAAATTACCCGCCCCATCCGCACAGACGCTCGTGGCCTGCTGACCAGCTCCTAGCCACCCCCAGCCCGCAATCGTCATCGTGGCCTTGTCAATGATGGCCACATTTTCGGAAGTCCAACATGCAGCGTAAATATACGTACTGTCAACAGCTAAATCACGAACGCGGTCGATTGTAGGGAGCACAGTCCTCAGGTCAACTCGTTTAACCACGGACAGCGCAGGGCCCCCATTCATCGGCAACATCTTTACGACCAGGCCAGAACCGGCAAGGCTGTTGGAGGTGTCGCTGACGGTTGTTGACTCGGCCGCGTAGAGATAGGTTCCATCCGACACGAGCGAGCGAGGCGAATACAGACCTGATCCTTTGTCTTGTGGAGCAACAATCAAACCTCTACCCGCAAGTGCTGAGTCAGGTGATGGAATACGGTTAATTGACGCAACGGTTTGCTCTATACTTGTGCCTGTTAAATCTCCATCGGCTGTAAATCCGCCACCCGTAGGATCTTGTGCGGTCCATCCAGTTGATATTACTTCTCCTCCTCCCACTGCCCATGTCAGTACTTGCCCTATTCCTGGTGTACAACTTAATGCAGCATTGCCTTGAATACCAACTACAGTTTGATTCGTACTGGTGCCACTCAAATCACCACCAGCTGTGAATCCACCAGTAGCGGTTACAGCTGTTATTCCTGCTGGTCCTTTAGGCCCAATAAATCCTGGTGGACCTTGGAATTGTCGAGCGAGAGAATCTATTGTGCCTTTCTGGACGTATCGAACTCCAAATTCATATGCAGTTTGTCCAGTAAATGGACTTTTAACTTCTAAGAACGATAACTGCGATAAATCATGGGATCCAGAAGTGATGCCCAAACCTGTTAAAACTTGAGAATATATAGTAGAACTCATAAGTGTCGCATAAGGATTGGATAAAATTTCATCAGTGCTCAGGAGTATGACTCCTTGCACTACATTGAATAGACCTGAAGCAATTTTCTGTACACCTACAGTTGTAGCCATAGCATAAATACATCATAGGAAGCGTATTGGTACCCCCGGTGCGAGTCGAACGCACAAACCTCGTGATCCGTAGTCACGCGCTCTATCCATTGAGCTACGGGGGCATAGTATCCTCGGCGAGAGTCGAACTCGCAACATTCGGATCCGAAGTCCGACGCTCTTTCCAATTGAGCTACGAGGACATAGTGATCCCAACGGGATTCGAACCCGTATTGCCGGCGTGAGGGGCCGGATTCCTGGCCGTTAGAAGATGGGATCGAATTACTGATCCATTACATATTCAGTAGCATCATTACTATTATCTATGAACATTGATGATATGACACTAGTCATGAATTTTCGATATCTGGGTTGCTGATTATGTTTTCTAGTCGGACTTCTACCAGACATCGGATATGAACGAAATGAAAGGACTTTTCGTTTTGAACTTTTTTCAATACCAACTCGTCTATATTCAACTGCTATATAAATGAATTTATGCGGGATGAAAATCCGCTGACAGTATGGATAAGATGGAGAACGAATTTTTCGCACCTGAATGAACTTTTGAGCAAGAAAATGAATTTCTCCAGTAAATGTTCCTTTATATGAAAAAGTCATATTGCATCTGAATGTTTTCTCAGATCTCGAAATATTATTTATGTTGACCAAAAATGCGCGCTTGCGGAACAGCACCTTCATTATTGAAGTGAATGGCATTACTGCATAAGACGGGATGGTGTCTTGTATTTGATTAAGAAATGGTTGAAATTCATCAAAACTGATAAAAATTGTCTTACCAAACGCTGCCATTGCAGTAGATATATTAATTTTTTGCAGGCAATCCGTCGCCATTGCAGCTTCACGTACGGAAGTTTCCATGCACCAGAATTTACATTTGATGTATAAATGCTGCTATTGCAATCTAGCAAATTGCTGAACAGGAGAACCGTAACACGGTTTCGAAATCACGTTACGCCATATTGGGCAGTCCATCGTCATCGCAGCTTCACGTATGGGTGTATCCAAAAGGCGAGGGCAATCTACATTGACAACGGATTGATCTAATATTTTGAGGCGGAGGTGGGTTACGATCCCACGCATGTCGCTTTTGCAGAGCGATACCTTCCCAACTTGGCTACTCCGCCAGATTGAATAGAGCTCCCGGTGAGATTTGAACTCACGACCCGCGACTTACGAAATCGCTGCTCTACCTACTGAGCTACAGGAGCAAACAATCTACTTTACAATTAGCGGAGAGAGTGGGATTTGAACCCACGGACGGGTTTATTCGTCGCTCGCTTAGCAAGCGAGTGCCATAGGCCACTCGGCCATCTCTCCAAAGTTTTATAGTGTTTTATGATACTCTTCGAAAATTTGTTGTACTATTGAGTTATTGTCTAATTCTTCAATAAACGCTGGCACCTCTGATTCGTAGATCACATTCGGATCTGGTTCAAATTCGATATAAGGGGCGTCCATATCCATAATAAAATCACTATCTAAATAATGATCATAAAAACCGCCTTTTACATGAAATGCATGGAATTTATGAGATGACTTATATTTATGTGATACATCACCAATATCTGTTATAATAATGTTTACTACTGGTATTAGAAAACTATTGTGTGTCTTTATTTCCTCTTCTAAATCATCCACTAAATCTGGAGGTAAAGGGCTTGGGTCTGGGTTCCATTGAGCAGACCCGCCCCGATCATTTTTGGTATTAAAGATAATGTCATGATCTATTGGAATTCCTTTATACATCCCTTTTGCATGAACGGTAAACTCAAATTTTTTGTCATCTCGACGGAATCTATCAACCGTCAGACCGTCAATTTTGGCCGTAGGATTATGCAACATTATGGCGATGAGCGTTCTAAGATCTTTAGCTACCAAAGTTTTACTTGGTTTACAAGAATTATCAATCATTTTAGCAATCTGACGTAATCTATTTACAATTTGTGATGGTTGCATAACAATTCGATATAATTAAAAATTGATGTAGCTTGGTATAGTTTGGTTAACCTTGGGAAGCACCCCAAGAAGTATGGAGACCAAATGAAACCCTCATCTTTCAAGGTAGCAGAGTCATTATTCATCGTAAAACAAATCGTTAGCAAAAAGGCCCCCGCGAAGCCGGTTGAAATACCGACAAATCACATCGCGGTAATAGACTGTTCCGGGTCAATGTCCTGGGATTTGCCGAAAATCCGGGAACAGCTTAAGAAGAAATTACCAAAGATCCTTCGAGAGCAAGATACAATTTCAATAATCTGGTTCTCGGGCAGAAAAGAATTCGGTGTTTTGCTCGAGGCCGAACCCGTTGCAACATTAGTTGATCTGTCCAACGTCAACAAAGCTATCGACCGTTGGCTCAAACCCAATTGCCTTACAGGATTCAAAGAGCCGTTGGAAGAAGCCAAGGATCTTGTCGAACGTGTCAGTAAAAAGCGTAAAGGTAGCGTCTGTAACCTATTCTTTATGTCTGATGGTATGGATAACTGTTGGGGCCGTCCTGAAATACTAAAGGCCGTTGAACAAGCTGCTGGTGGACTGGCATCGGCTACCTTTGTTGAATATGGATACTATGCCGATCGTCCATTACTGACGGCAATGGCCGAAAAAGCTGGCGGAACACTTATATTTAGTGAAGACTTCGATAAATACGCTCCATTATTCGAAGCTGCTATGCAGAAGAAGTTATCTGGAGCACTTCGCATCGAAGTGAAAGTCGACGGCGATCCTATTGGCGGATTCGTTTACGCACTCGTTGGCGGAGACCTCATGACTTTCTCCGTTACCGGAGATACCGTGTCAGTTCCGGAGGATATGTCGGCCGTCTTCTATTTGTCTTCGTCCGCAATTGGTGCCGAGACTGAGATCGTATCGGTCTCAAAAAAGAAGGATAAAGCGGATGACGACGTCATGGCTCCTGCCTATGCAGCGGTGTCATTATTTAGTTTACGTATGAAATCTGACGTCGTCTTCCCGTTACTTAAGGCGCTCGGTGATATAGACTATATAGATCGCTTTAGTTCATGTTTCGGGAAGCAGCGATATTCAGAATTCATGGACGCGACCAAAGCTGCAGCATTTGATCCATCTAAACGATTTACTAAGGGTTGGGATCCCAACAAGGTCCCGCGAGAAGATGCATTCACCATTCTCGAATTATTGCAGCTTTTGTCCAAAGATGACGGGAATCGAGTTCTACTCGATCATCCAGACTTCAAGTATAGCCGTATTGGACGTGGGCGTGTTGATGCTAGCACACAGTTAACTGAAGCGGAAATCGAGGAAATCCAGAAGCTCACTCTCCGCATCGCAGCTGAGCGTGACGTCAAGAAATTGAAGATTCTTCAGGAGCAACTCGCTGACATCACGGATAAGAAATCAGAAGCGCTCAAATTTGAAACTGATCCGGCTCCAGATGGTTATCCAATTTCTTCCCTTACGTTCAATGAAGAGCGGCCCAATGTCAGCTTCCTGGTCAAGAAACCCGGGGTTGTTGATATTTCGAGCCGAGTCCCGAAAGAATTCAAAGGAAAGATTCCAGAGAAATTCCAGACGTTCATCTACCGTAACTACACGGTGGTAAAGGATGGACTTGTCAACGTCGAATTCCTTCCGGTTAAAGTTACCGCGGAAACCCTGGATAAATTGGTAGAAGCAGGAGTGATCGACAAGGATCACGTTAAAAATTTCAAGCTTTGTGATTCCATCACGATTAACCTTAGAGATCTTCCTATCATCAACCGTAAGATGGTGAAGGCTACGAGTGCAAAGACGCTGTTTGAACTCGAGTACGAGCTTACTAAAGCCCGCGCTGCTCAGAAAGTTTATAATAGCGTCAAAAAAGAGAAGTTCCCGCGTAAAGCCGAAGGCTTCGTTGTCATGTATGGGGACGACGCAGCGAAATGGCTCAAAGAGCATGGTTTCACCGACTATTCAGGATTTTCGCCTAAGACCGTCCAGGCGGAAGCTACGGACTTCTATCTTGGAAAATGTCTAGAAATTTCTCTTAAGGGGTTATCAACTCTCCCATCACTCAAAGATCTGCATGAACAAATTAAAAAGAATAAACTGAATGCATGCGGCCGGCTTATGAAACCCCATCTTGATCGTATCGAGTCTTTTTTGGCCAGTGATATTTATAATAAGGCAGCGGATAAAGATGGTGTTTTTGAAGCATGGCTAGACGGAGAAGCCAAATCGGTAAGACAGCAAACGCAGACGCTTATTTATCAAGTTGCCCAAACCACGTTCTGCTTGATTGTCGGACAGATATGGCCAATAGAATTCTCCAGTTTGGATGAGAATTCCATGACCATCGATTTCGATGGCCAAAAGATTGTATGTTCGATGAATTTGAAAGAAATTCAAATTAAGATTTAATTTGATGTGGACAATATTCATATAGACCTTTGGACATATTGCAATTAGCGGAGGAAGTAGGATTCGAACCCACGGTAGACTTACGCCTACAACGGTTTTCAAAACCGTCGCCTTCGACCACTCGGCCATTCCTCCAATTATTCGCGGAGGGAAGAGGAATCGAACCTCGTGCCTTGCGGCACCCCGGGATTTCCAATCCCGTTACCGACCAATCAGAGGTACCCTCCTTTCTAGAGCGAACGACGGGGTACGATCCCGTGACCTCAACTTTGGGAAAGTTGTGCTCTACCAACTGAGCTACGTTCGCAAAATTTTTTGACAGTGGTTCCACTTATATTAAATTCTCTACCGACCAGAGTGTAATTTTGCATTTTCAAGTACATGGGTAAACCACTGTCCCTCCAATTAGATCACAAGAACGGCGATCATCATGACAATAGAGTTTCAAATCTGAGATTTAGAGCGGCCTGCGAGTAACGATCTCGCCTCTTTAGGTTGGAAACCTAAGGCCCATCCGTCTAGACCAAGGCCGCAGAGTCTTTGATCTACTTTACTTTAAAAAATCTTTATCAAGATAAGCTGGATCTATTCTTTGTATTTCAGCTAAAGCATAGTCAACTTCTTTGTTTCCCCGAAGTTTCACAAGAGTAGAGACCGCTATTTTTATAGCTGTGGTGATATTATGACGAGAATTGTTGCTGTTATTTATGGCTCCAGCTAATCTCTCTTTAATCTGTGTTTCCTGCCTTTTTGATGCTAAATATTCACGCATTATTTGATAACGCACCATCTCTATTCTATTTTCAGCTGCAATTCTCTGTTGCTCAAGTTCAAAACGCTGTGTCAAAGTCAGGGTTTCTAGTAATAACTGTTCTTCTGTTTTAGCATGCTGCTGTTCTATTTTTTTATTTCTATCAGATGCCCTATCATCTGCATATTCCTGCATCAACTCTATTTCTTCTTCTGGAATGCCTTTAAATTCAGCTTCCGGCAGAATCGTTTTACAAATAACTCTTCCTCTAACATATTTACCAACTAATACAATGTCAGGATTAGATATTTGCCATTGATTATCACCATTAATTGTTTTTTGCTTTAACGGAACGGCATCAAGCGAACGTCTAATTAATAATGATTTCGCTTCATTAAACGACATCTCAGGAGCATGTCGTTGAACGAAACGTTCAACAGCATGATCACTTATGACAATGTCTCCGATCATGATAGTAGGTCCGGCCAGGATCGAACTGACGACATCTACCGTGTAGGGGTAGCACTCTACCGACTGAGTTACGGACCCGTAGCGCAATAGCGAAACATTCATGTCCCCTATTCAGTATGAATTTGACTTGAAATTTACATCTAGATAAATGTAATTTTCGCTAGTGGGACAGGGCAGGATTGAACTGCCGACCTCGACCTTATCAGGATCGCGCTCTGAAACCAACTGAGCTACTGTCCCGTGAGTTTTATATAACATGTGGTATTATCCATAAAGACCGTGGAAAATTTTGCAATTTTTCTCGCATCTTAACAAACGCAGAGTTGATTTTATTAGTTGGTACTACACCGCCATGAATCTCTCCATGACAATTATGGCATATTAATATACATTTCTTCATTTCTGCTAGAACTCGGCTGAATGATAACTGAAAACCACGTTCTGATATTGAAAAAGATTTGTCTTTTATATTTACATGATGAAATGATAAACTACCGTTATACTTAAAATATCCACATATAAAACATTTTCCGCCCAAGTGTGCTACACAATTTGATTTTCTTCCCTCTCTAAGAATTCTTGTATAATCAACACCATTTGATTCTTTGAAACGCCAATATCTATTTCTAGCTTGTGTCGCTCTGTCTGCCTTTAGTTGTGTTATTTCTCGTTTTGGGTGTGGAAACTGACCAAATGGCAAACACTTTAAGCATTTCTTCCTGTTTTTCAGGTTATGGCTTTTCTCGCCAATTTTTATTCTGTACGGAATATAATTACCGCATGCACATGTTCTCATATTTCCATGTGCTATAAAACACCTACCATTAAGCTATAGAGCAGCTGCGGGGAATCGAACCCCGATCATCAGAGTGGCACTCTGAGTTCGTCACCATCCGATCAGCTGCCAATGAAGGGTCGCCACCTGTAATTTGAGCGCTACAGGCGGAGCCTTTGACGACCCAGAGCTGACGGCGAGATTTGAACTCGCGGCCTTCGCCTTACCAAGGCGCTGCACCACCACTGTGCTACGTCAGCAAGCGCACTGTCAATTACTTCATAGGCGCCTACTTTTCATCGACTTCTTCTGGACAGTTAAGACCAACCGTCACCGCCAGTGCGTTGGCGCGGTGGAGCTGAAGGGGTACGATCCCTCGACTCAGGCTTGCAAAGCCTGCGCTCTCCCAACTGAGCTACAGCCCCGAATTGTGGACCTGGCCGGACTTGAACCGGCGACCTCCTGACTGCCAGTCAGACGCTACTCCCAACTGAGCTACAGGCCCATTTGTGGATCGACCGGGATTCGAACCCGGATTTGATCGCTGCGAACGATCTGTGCTGCCCATTATCACTATCGACCCATTGGCAGACGGTGAAGGAATCGAACCCTCTCGACGCGAGATTTGGAATCTCGCCGGCTGCCTTAGCCTACCGCCTTTAATAACCGATACCACCCCTGTTCACGGGCAGTTATCCCCCTAATTGCAGCCATCTTGATCTTCCGATGGCTAAAATCTTTGGATTTTCTATGACAAATAGACTATGAATTGGGTCTTGTAATTGGGTTATCAACCCGATATATGGAGTAGCTATGACCACCCCCGCAACATTAACTGCGCAATTAACCTATACTCCGCCTGGCGGCGGGGCAAATGCCGGTGTTGAGCCATTGGGTTTAGCCCCAACTTATTTAGTAATGAATGCGGCCATACTGGATGTTCCGGGTCTTACTGCTGCCGTTACTACATTCAATGTTCCTTTCGGTAGCGTCAGCAAACCAAAGATGGTTGTCATAAAGAATAAAGTGGGTCAGGCCATGAGTCTTGTGCTCAATGGGGTGCCCACCACTATTGATATACCAACAAATGGTGAATTCATTTTTGGAGCACCACTCGTTCTTGCTGCTCCTGCCACCGGGTTTATGACATCAGTCGCTTTAATCACCACAGATACTCAGGGTGCAACGGCGGGTTATATTGAAACCTTTGTATTTGGCGACGAGTAGGAGATTTGAATCATGTCTAACGCAATATTGACAGCCTCTCTTGGTTATACTCCCCCTGGTGGCGGCTCTGGGAGTGCCACGGCAGTATTAACTGCAACTGCTCCATATACAGCCGAGAGTATCGGTATTATGGACATTCCGGCTAGTACAATAGAAGGTGTAGAATTTCAGATCCCATTCGGTACAATTAGCGAAGCTTTTTGTCTAGTTATTAAAAATACCAATAGTCAGAGCATGGGTGTTCGTTTCAATGCAGTTGTGGGCGTTGGACCTGATGAATACCAAATGCCGCCTGGTGGTGAGTTAATTATCAATCATCCTGTTGGTGCTGGTACGACTGTTGCTGATGGTGTAACTAATACTGATGTATCATTCGTATCAGCAACAGCTGCATTCGTGACAGCCGATGAAACTAAACGAATCATCATAGCGGGAGCTGGCGCTGGTGGTACTGATCTGGATACCACAATCGATACAGTCACTAATCCAACCACCATCATACTGACTGACCCCACTTCTTCTACTGATACCGATGTAACAGCCACATGGTCTACTCCTATGGCGAAAGCATCAGTAGTAACGACCGCCGTTCAAGGTGCTTCTGGAACTGTTCAATATTTCGTATTCGGTATATAATATTTAGCGGGGATGACGGGGTACGATCCCGCAACCTCTGGATCGACAATCCAGCGCGCTGCCAATTGCGCCACATCCCCAAAAGCCGGTTTCGCAAGGTACGGGCCCGGCAACCCGATTTCTAAACACTCGTACCTAGACCCCAGCAAGTGGGTAACCTACGAGCGGCCTTGCTGAAGAAACTTTTTATATATTATATATAATTTATTGCTCAATAAAACTATGGCATTTTGGATGAGTTTTTCGATATCTAGCTTTTGTTCTATTAGCTATGCATCGTTTACATCGGTAGAGAATATGCCCAGTATTTCGTACATATGTTTCATAGCATTCTGTAAATGGTACGAGTCCGTGTTTCCCACATGAAACGTACCCATCCACTTCTCTTCGGAAAGCAGAAGTGGCTTTAGAAAGTGCTAAGCGAGTAGCTTGAGAACACGGTTTACCGATTTGTTGTAACCTAATCTTCTCACGCCATTCCAACCACTCCGGTCTAGAAAACACTTCAGATAACGTAGCCGAGATTTTGGCTTTTACAATCGGATCATTAACTATGGTACGCATCTTTTCTCCATGTTTTCGTCGATACTCAGGATCATTCCAGACATAATTCGGATCTCTCCACGGATTTTTTCGTTCTGGATTAGGTAGATATTTACCGCCTTTTGCTAAATTAAATCCCTTTTCCGGATTCCTGGCATCATAAAATTCGATCCATTTTTCTTCAGCTAAATTGGCCGCTTCTAATGTATTACATGTCTCCAATATTTCATGAGAAAATGCATCTTTCCCATATTTACGAATAGCATTCCAGAAATGAGCGCATCTTCTACCCATACCCCTCTTACATGCGTTGTAAACATGTTCATTCCAGCGTTGAAGCATGCGCTTCTTTGTTAATCCAACGTATTGACGTCCAGACTCAATATGAATATGACAATAAATTGTCCATTTTGAAGATTCCATTCTTAAACTGTACCAGATCAACAATCTTCAGAGAACGGCAGCACCGCATCCCCGTCTCATAAAATTGAAAC